CGGGTGTCTTGCTCCAATACCGCTGCATCGTCGAACCTTTTCCTTGTGCGCCGGCTGGGCTCGGTCGGGCTCGCCCCATCGAGTGGAAGCCTAATTGCGTCAAGACGGGTTTCAGTCGGTTCGGCGCCGGCAGTTCGAATTCGATCGGCTGATCGTCGAACGACCCGGCCATCGCAACATCCGTGAGCGACTTGATGCAGAGCAATTCGTCGCAGATATCCCAGGCAGGAGATGAACCGATGAAACCTTCAAGGCCGTCGAACGATTCGTCCTGGCTGGCTTCGCGCATCAAGTGCTTCGAATCCGTATCCGGCGCATCGCCGTTCGGCTTGAATTCCGGATGTAACGCGTAGGACTGCAGCCAGCCGAGGATCGCGCCCGGATGTTCGCGAATGGCGTCGAACAGGTTCGTGAAATAGTTGGTGTGCGACTCGCGGAATTTATTGATGCTCGGTTTCGACAGTAATGACGTCGACAGCACGAAATAGCGGCGGTCGCCGAGTGCCAAAGGCAGCGCGTCCGCGTGATTCGTGAACATCAAATAGTTCGTCACGTTTTCCACCGTGTACGAGTCAGTGAACATTCGCCTGACGTCGACAGTATCGTTCGTGATGTAGGGCTTCAACGCGTCGAGGATTTCGTAGCGGTTCTGGCCGGAGAGTCGAATTTCTTCGAACACGACCATCTTCCGTCCTTCGGCCCATCCCGTGAAAGTCTGAGCCAACTGTCGCGAGTTCACCGGCATGACATTGGACGGTCCGAGGATCGCGCGCATGAGTTCCTGGTAGAACGTCTTGCCTACACCCTCTCCGCCGTAGATCAGTGGAGCCCAGCGTACTCTCGACTCAAGTTCCTGAACCGTGAAGGCGAAGTAAGAAATCAGTATGTCCCGCTCGCGTTCGTTCGGGAACATCATCGTGAAATGGCTCTTCACGAGTTCGACCGCTTCGTCCTCTTCGGTCGTCGTGATCACAGGTACGGTAGGCACGCCGGATCGGTTGTAGATGTTGACCAACGTCAGGCCGTGCCGTTCGACAATGGCGGGACTGTCGGGCAGGTAGGTGTAGGAATCGGCAATCGGCAGACAGAGCATGTCGAGCGCGAACCGGGTAGCGGTCAGCGTCTCGTCACCGCTATTCGAAATGATGCGGTTGAATTTCGCGTTGAACCCGCGATCACTGATCGAGCGGTGTTTCTTCATGTCGTAGAATTTGTCGTCCAAGGTCACGTAGACGAAATCCTGGCACCACTTCGGAATTTCTTTCTTCCCTTCCAATTTCCTCAGAAACTTGTTCAGACCTTTTCGGATTTCGTTGATGCTGACGGCGGTGCCGAGTGCTTTCGCACGATCCTTGATGACGCTCGCGAGCAAATTCACCTGATGCGGCGCGGTGATCATTTTCGCGAGCGCCATGTAAAGCGTTCCATCAGTCAGACCGACGACGCTCTCACGCGCAGCGATGAGTTCCAACGCTTCGGCGTAGGCGTTTTCCGCGAGCTTCTTGTTTTCTTCTTGCGCCCAGTGCGCCAGCGTCTTGGCCGTGATGACTTTGCCGCTGCGATCATCGTGAAAAGATTTCCACTTGGCCTGCAATTCCCCGGCGTCGTAATTGAAGCTGCGCTGACTCCACTCGTCCCACAACTCAAGACCTTCCGGATCGCTCTCGTAGTGATGATGGAGGGCCTGGCCGACTTGCAGCCAGTAGTCGTATCCATTGTCGGGGTCGAGGACCTGCAGGAATCCGCGCAATTGTTCCTGCGTGAAATCCGTGCCGAATTGATAATTCGCGAGGTCGTCCGTCTTGTCGCTTTCAATCTGCTTGCCGCTGCGTTTGACGACTTTCCATCCGCGCGCTTTCGCCATCGACTCAGCGTGATTGAACAACCGCTCGATATCGGAAGGCGTGATGACGCTCAGTTCCCACGTCTGCAGATCGGAAAGCTGTTGCTCCGACGTCCAGACGTAGGGTTTTTTCGTATCTTCGTGGATGCCGTAGGCAATGAATTGTTGACCTTCGCCTAGGATTTCGATCTTCTGCACGTTCTTCTTGACTTTGGGGTCTTCACCCGGCCGCAGGAAAGAAATGACGTGCTTGGTAAACGGTTTTTCAGTGGAGTAGACGAGAAGCTGTTTCGGGGCTCGGCCGACGCGGGTCGGTGCGGGGCCTAGATTTTTCTGGCACCAGGCATTGAGTTCGTTCGAGAATTCTTCGTCGGTAATGTCGATATCGACAGCCGGCGTGAATTTCGTTCGGATGCCGACGTTGCAATTGGACTTCCCGTTCGCGGCCCACTGACGAACGATTTGCGGCGTGGTTTTTATATCTTGCCAACCTTCATAGGTCGGTCCTTTCTTCGCGTGTCCAACATGGATGACCTCGTATCCGGCTTCGGATAGAGGCACGCCATGAAGCGCGAGCGCGCCCTGTGGCTCGTTCATGCGTTGTTGCCCCTGATTTTACTTACGGAGAGTCCAGCTCAGTTGGTCGATCGGTGCGAGCGTGTCGCCGAATGCCTTGTTCATTCGACGAGCGACGTGGAGCGGGACGAAACCTTTCTGCATGAAGCGATTGAGGTATTGACGGGTGATGTGGAGCTTTTCGCACAGGCCATCCGGGGAGGACAGTCGAGGGTCGACATGCGCTCGCATGCCATGGATGAGGATGCGGCATTGCCGCTGCATGTCTTCGGCGGTGGGCGGATTGATCGTGACCGTGGGCATGGTTCGATGGACTCGTGTTGTTGATAATCGGAACTGTTGACAGTGGGAAACGGTTGGGTCACTCTAAGCTCCGTTCGTTGGCTAGTCAACGGGCGTTCATCCCATCAACTCCGGAGTTCTACCCCATGTCACTGGAACAGAAGATCGAAGAAAACACGGCAGCCGTCGTTGCCCTGACCAAGATGCTTGCCAGCGCGAAGGTCGCAGTGCCGACCGCTGGCTCCACAACCACCGAAACTGCCGCCGCGCCGAAGAAGGGTCCTGGCCGTCCGCCGAAGGAAAAGCCCGCGCCCGACAACGATGATGGTCTGGGTCTCGGCGGTGACGACGACGGCCTGGGTCTCGGCGGCGAGGAAGAAGAGCGTGCCTACACCTACGACGACCTCAAGAAGCTCATGACCGAGCTGCGCGATACCGGCGGCGCCAATGCGAACATCCAGGCGTGCAAGGACGTCCTCAAGAAGTTCAAGATCGCGAACTTCAAGGAATTCGAAGAGCGCGAGGATGAGTTCAACGCGTTCGCCGATCACGTTCGCCAGAAGATCGCGGCTGCGAAGAAGGGCTGATTTCAGTTCGGCCGTCTATACGGCTAAATCGAAATATGCAAGCGCCCCTTAAAACCGGGCGCTTGTTTTGCGAAAAGGGGTCGCACAATGCCGATACTTCAATTCTCGTTCTCGGGCCGGTCGACGAAAGGACCGTCCGAGGAATTCCGGACACGTCGAGTTCAAATCCATACGCATGTCACCGATCTGCGTCATGCGGAACAGATATTCGACGATTGGCTCGTCATCTCGGGATTCGAAAAGGAACCAGGGGCAAGCGTCAAGGCTAAATTCGTCCCGGAGCCGGTCGAATGAAGCATGCCAAGTATTGTTCTCCCTCATCCTTGGCGCGCAGCATCACTTGTACGAAATCCATGCGGTTGAATGCCGAACTAGAAGGTCGAGAGACGTTCGCAGCGGCAGAGGGAACCGTTGCGCATCATGTCGCCGAGTTTTGCATGAAGGAGGATATTCCGCCTCAAGCATTACTGGACGACTGGTTCTACTACATGGGCCACGGTGAGGTCACGACGGATTCCATTCTCGGCCTCACGGCGATGTGGGAATTCCAGTGCGACGAAGAGATGGTCACCTGTCTGTCCGGGTACATCGCGCATTGTGCGCGTCGTCCCGGTACGCATTACGTTGAAGTGACGGTGGACATTTCGGAGTATTGCCCGATGCCCGATCAATTCGGCACGTCGGATCACATCTCCATCGACGAAGAGGGCGCAACGCTCTATGTCGACGACCTGAAATACGGTAAAGGCGTCAAAGTCTCCCCGGAAGAAAACTGGCAGGCGATTGCCTACGCGCTCGGTTCGCTGATTTGGCTTCGTCGCAAGCATCCGAAGATTTACGCTAAGATCAAGCATGTCGTGATCGGCATTTATCAGCCGAGACTCGACAACATCGACGAGTGGATCACGACGGTCGAGCATGTCTTGGAACTCGGCGAATACATTCGCGAACGTCTGGCGATTGCCTGGTCCGACGAGGCCACCTTCAATCCGAGCAAAAAGGCGTGTCAATTCTGCAAGGTGGTTCCGTGCGAAGCGGAAATGAAATACATCAGCGACGAATTGATCGACGGCCTTGACGTCGAAGAGCCTGTGACGGCCGAGGTCGTCGAAAGCCGATATCTTCTGAGCCCGGAAGAAGCTGAGGAATTGTGGCTCAAGAAAGGATGGTTCGACAACGCCTTTCGCAAGTTGCACGACTATCTATTTCGCCGCATTTCCGACAATAATTCGTCGACGTTGCTGCGCATGGGCGAAGGTCGCGCGACACGGTATTGGAAAAACGAACAGAAGGCCGAGGAACTGCTTGAAGAATTCGGCGTGGAGCATTTGTATTCCCAGAAATTCAATTCGCCCGCACAAGCGGAAAAGAAACTCACCAAAAAACAGAAGGAGGTCATCGCACCTTTGATCGGCAAGAAACCAGGCGCCCCGCGACTTGTGCCCGCGAAGAGCGAACACCGTGATTACGGTAGCCAGCTTACGGATGACTTGGATAACCTGGATGATGATCTGGGTCTCGACTAAATTCGATAACCGATAAACGAAAAGAGGGTATTTCCCATGAGCAAGACCGTAGGCAATGTGACTTTCCGCGATGACGGCACCATTCTGATTCGCATGGTACGGGCGTCCTATTGCTTCCCGTTCGAACCTCGCGAACAGACGAGCGATGACGGCAAGGTGACGCGGAAATTCCAGTGTACGGGCATCCTGCCCATTCGCGACGAGAAGCACGGACTCGACAATCGCGAGGCCATCAAGGCGCTGAACGAGCATTTCCAGGGCATCGCTGTCGATCACTTCAAGAAGAAGATTCCGCAGGATAAATACGCCTTCCGCGACGGTCGTCCGACCGAGAAGGAAGAGTATGCGAATTCCTTCATCATCGTGGCTTCGCAGACGGCTGACCGTCCGCCTAAGGTTGTCGGCCGCAATCCCAAGAAGCTCCTGACCGCCGAATCTGACCCGACTGTGTATTCCGGTTGCTGGATTAACATGATCATCAACCCGTGGGTCCAGAAGCCGAACCCGGCCAAGAACATCGGCGCACGGGTGAACGCCAATCTGCTTCTGATCCAGTACGTGGAAGAAGACGACGCGTTCTCGTCGGAAATCAAGGTCGATCCGACCGAGGCGTTCGAAGATATCAGCGGCGGCGAGGGCGACGGCGGCTCGGACGATGGCTTCGATCTGAACGACGATGGCGACGGGCTCGGCCTGGACTGAGTTTGACTTGTCCGGTAAAGCCAGCGAGAGTGCGGGGGCCGGCGTCGTGACGTCGCCGGCTTCCCCGTGACAGAGGTTTTGCCGCAACAGGTCCACTCCCGACTGTTGCGGCTTTTTTATGGTGCATTCCATGCGACCCGATGATTATCTACATCTTGACTGGGAAACTCGGTCCAAAGTCGATCTGACGAGGGTTGGAACGGTCAAGTATGCGAAACATCCCAGCACGAAAGCGCTGATGCTCGCGTGGGCGTTGAATGAAGAGCCGGTACAGCAATGGTTTCCGCTTACGCAGCCGATGCCGCCGCGTCTTAAACGGCTATTGAGCGACGAAAAGATCAAATGCGCGGCACACAATTACCGATTCGAACGTAATATCTTTTTCTATAAGTTCGGCATCGACATTCCTATCCGCCGCTGGATAGACACGATGGTCATGGCCTATCGTCTATCGTTGCCGGGTAAATTGGAAACGCTGGGCGACGTCATTGATATCGAGGACGCGAAGAAAGACAAACGTGGTGACCGTCTTATCCATCTGTTCTGCGAACCGCGCACAAAATCCCAACGTAAAAAGAATTCCGAGTGGATATTCAACGACGAAACCACTCATCCCGTCGAGTGGAAAGAATTCTGCGAGTACAACCGCCAAGACGTCGTAGCGGAGCGAAAGATATTCAACGTCCTTCGTAAATTTTATGTGCCGAGTATTGAAGACGATATTTGGTATCTCGACGAAGAGACGAATGATCGCGGAATGCCGATCGACGTCGAGTTCGTTCGATGCGCCGTCGCCATGGTGGATAAAGTCCACGGCAAATACATGGCACGTATGCGAGAGCTGACCGGGCTCGATAATCCGAACTCCGGTACGCAGCTATTGCCGTGGTTGGTTGAACACGGATATCCCTTCAAGAACCTGAAAAAAGCGTCCGTCGAGGCGGCGAATAAGGATTTCGATTTAGGCGTTGCCGGAAATGAAGTAATCAAATTGCGTTTGGCCGTGTCCAAGACGTCGGTCGATAAATACCGTCAAATGCTGGAAATCGAGGACGAAGGACGGCTGCGCTACTGTTTCCAATATGGCGGGGCGCAACGGACGCTTCGCTGGGCCGGTCGCAAGCCGCAATTGCAGAATCTCCCGTCTCGGTTTGATGACGTATGGGTCGACAACCTGGACGAAGTTCGCCAACTGATCTTCGACGGCAACGACGAATGGATCGAGTTGATGTATGGCGACCCGCTCGATGCGCTCTCGGCATGCGTTCGGACGGCCATCGTTGCACCGGAAGGGAAGATTATCGTCTGCGCTGACTTGAGTTCTATTGAGTCGCGCGGCGTAGCGCTTCTCGCGAAATGCCGGAAGATGATTGAAGTGTTCGACTCCGGCAAGGATATGTATAAGGTCTTTGCATCCGGCCTCTTCGGTATTCCGTATGACGCGGTTACCAAGCATCAGCGCACATTCTGTAAACCTCCGGTGCTGGGAAGCGGCTTCGGCCTGGGTCCGGGTGAAATACTCGGCGAATACCCGCTTGAAGAGCGTACCGGCCTGGTTCGCTATGCCCATGACATGGGTATCGACATGACGGTTGAAGAGACGACCAAGACCACGAAATTCTTCCGAGACGAATACGTCGAGGTTCCGAATTGCTGGTACGCCCTGGAAAATGCGGCGGTCAAGGCTATTCAGACCAAACAGCGTCAACGCGTCGTTGCGAGGCACCCGGTAACGGGCGAATACGATGCTTATCCGCTAGACGTTTGGTTCGATATGGTTGGCCCGTTCCTCCGCATGGAACTGCCTTCCGGTCGATTCCTCTATTATCTGCGTCCGCGTCTGAAAAGCGTCACCCGTAAATCGAAGTTCGGAAAGCCCTATACGAAATACGAAATCAGTTACGAAGGATTCAATCTCAAGAAGAAGTGGACCCGCATTAAGACATATGGCGGCAAGTTCATCGAGAACTTGGTTCAGGCTTGGGCTCGCGATATTATGGCCTTGGGAATGCTTCGGGCAGCCAAACGCGGGTTCATTCTCCTTGGATCAGTGCATGACGAACTCATTGCGCTGGTCAAAGAGGCGTTCGGAGAGCGCGCGGTTAAAATCCTCTGCGACATGCTGACGGCCGAAGCTTCTGATTATGTCGAAGGATGGGATATCGGTATACCGCTCAAAGCAGCGGGCTTCTGTTCACCGTATTACAGGAAATAAGCCATGAACGTTCAAGTCTCCGACAAAGCGTATGCAGGAATAGGATCGAGGGAGACGCCGATTGAAGTGTGCAAGGTTTTCATGCAAGTCGCGAAGGCGCTTTCCGATAAAGGCTACACGCTTCGATCTGGGCACGCGGATGGTGCGGACATGGCATTCGAACGAGGAGCCACTAAGAAGCAGATATTCGTTCCTTGGGAAGGGTTCAACGGGAGCGATTCCCGGTTTTTCTGCATTTCCGAGGGAGCAAAGAAGATAGCGTCGAAATACCATCCGGCGTGGTCACGTTGTTCGCAGGCAGCTCAGAAGCTACATGCACGCAACGTATTTCAGATACTCGGCGAGAAGTTGGACAGCCCCGTCGAATTCGTCTTGTGCTGGACTCTAGGCGGATCAGGAAAAGGAGGTACAGGGCAGGCCATTCGCATTGCCACGGATTACTGCATACCGATAATCGACTTCGGCCGATGGTCGCCCGGTTCCCTGGAAGGCGTCACAGAACTCCGGAAACTTCTCGGCGCCGCAAACCATGGATGAAGCCCAGTTCGATGCCAAACGAGAAAAGTTCCTCAGTCAGATCGACCTTCAAAATGATCCGCTTGAGAAGAAAATTGAGGAAGCCTGGAACAAGATAGCCAAAAAGCAGGGATGGGTTGTTCGCAAGATGAAAAATCGTGACGAGAACTCAGACCCGGATCGCATGTATATGCGCAACGGGGAGATGTTTTTCATTGAGTTCAAACGACGCGGAAAAGTACAGACGGACGCGCAGAAACTCAAAGCGAGAGAAATCATGGAAAAAGGTGGCTTCAAAGTTTACGTCATTGATGTTGTAGATAAGCCTCTTGCCGAGTTGATGTTCTTATGATCCTTGCCGAGAAAGGAGATGTTCCGTTTTTCAAGTACCAACGGGCGGCTTATGAGTTCGCAAAGGACAAAATGAAATGTGCGTTGCTCATGGATATGGGTCTAGGCAAAACCCGTCCTACCGCTGCGCTTATTGCAGACCGTATTTACGAATTCGCCAAGCGGGCTCCGGTTCTCGTAGTAGGACCTAAGCTCGTTATTGAGGATACTTGGCCGGAAGAATTAAAGAAGTGGAAATATACTCGGAACCTCTCTTTTGAAGTATTGAATGGAACGGAACCGCAGATATTTGAGAAGATGGTGAAGCGGGGCGTGGACGTTCATCTCGTTTGCGTCGATCGCATGCACATCCTTCTCAAACGTCGAATGATGCCGAAATACAGCTTGGTCGTACTCGACGAAGGTCAGAAGCTCCGAAACCCGGATACGCGGCGGTGGAAAGCGGCAGAATTGATTACGGCATTCGCGGATTCGATCATCCTACTGACGGGAACCCCGGCACCGAATGGACTTCATCAATTGTGGGCTCCGATGAAACTGCTAGACGGAGGAAAGCGTCTCGGCACCACGCAAAAAGCATTCCTCAGTAAATGGTTTACGGTCGATAATGAAGGTCGTCACATAACGGCCAAGAACAACGCAGCGAAAGAACAGATTCAGAATCGGTTGAAGGATATTTGTTTCACGCTTTTGGCCGAGGACTATCAAACGCTCCCCGAGTTGTTCATCAACGATATCGGCATCGACATGCCGGCAAAACTGTTGAAGACCTACGAAAGGTTTGAGGAAGAGGCCGTCTTATCGCTTCCCGGCGTCGAAGAAAGGTTCACCGCCCTGAATGCGACGTCCCTCTATCAAAAGCTCACGCAATTTTCGAACGGAGCCATCTACGACAAGGAAAAGAAGTGGCATGCCGTTCACGATCTGAAACTAGAGGCGCTGGATCGCGTTATTGACGAAGCATTCGGCGACAACGTATTGATCATTTACCAACACCGATCCGATCTGCAGCGGATACTCGATCGGTACGGGAAGCGCGCGGTATGGCTCAAGGATAAAGCCACCATTGCACGCTGGAAAGCCGGAGAAATAGAGTTAGGGGTAGGTCATCCCGCGAGTATCGGTATTGGCACGAACCTGCAGAGCGGGGGCCGTATCGTGGCGTGGTTCGGTTTGACGTGGAACCTGGAAGACTATCTGCAAACGAACAAACGCATATGGCGTACCGGACAAACGAGACCCGTGATGTTGCATCGGATATTCTGTCGGGCTACCGTAGACGAAATTATCATCAAGTCACTTCGCCGGAAGGACGCAACACAAAGGGAGCTTATGGTTGCCATGAAGCACAACATTGATGCCGTATTGAAGAGGGCTGCCTAAATGTTTTCAGTTTGGGGCGAACTAACCCATGCTGTTTTTTCGGCCATGTGGGTTTCCTTGAAGAAATGGTGGAGAGCAGCCTAATGCGCGATGAAGAGGTTGCCCTGGAAGACGAATTCGATTTCGGATTTACCTTGTCGCGTCTTGCATGGGTTTTCGGCGTTGAACTGAAAGACGTTAAGCGCTTCATGAAGGACGTAGAGCCGGACGATACGCGCAACGGTCAGTCGATATGGAGGATACCCACGGCGGCGCCGTATCTCATGTCGCTTGAAAACGTCGACATTGAACCGCGTCTGCGGAAGATGCGCCCTTCCGACTTGCCACCCTCGCTGCAGAAAGAAGTCTGGACAGCGCTCAATCTGCGGCAGAAATACTACAAGGATCGTGGCGATACCTGGGCGACGGGTCGCGTATATGAAGCCATCACGTCGATCGAGAAAATCGTTCGCAATACGGCGCAGTTGTTCGTCAGTTCGCTCGATGGTCGCATCGAGCTGTCGGCGAAAGTTCGCGATGCCCTGCAGGCCGAGATGGACAAAATGCAGCGCGAGATAAAGGACCGGATCATCGACGAGTTCAGTGACTACGATCCCACAAAAGACCACGGCGATAACTTGGAACTTATTTATGGCAGCAGTCCCGCAGCATTTGACCCATCTTCCGGACGACGCACTGAGATTATTGGGGGCGATGGCGGCGCAGAAGAAGGCGACTCTTGGCTCGATGATTTGTGAGATAACGGAGTCGGCGTTGCAGCCATCTGAGCGTATTTCCGTTTCGGAGTCGGCCGAAAAATATGTTCGATTAAACAATCCGGGATCGTATCAAGGCCCGTGGCAAAATTCGAAAGTACCTTATATGGTGAAGCCGATGGACATACTGGCTTCGCGTGAGAAGGAGGCTGAGATATTCGTCGGACCATCGCAATCCGCCAAGACGGCAAGCTTGGTGCTGAATTGGATGGCGTACACGGTGATGTGCGATCCGATGGATTTCATCCTGTACGAGAAATCCCAAACAGCAGCAAAAGATTTTTCCATGCGACGTGTCGATCGTCTGCATCGCGATTCTCCCGACATTCGGGCAATGATGCTGAATTTCGGAAAATCAGGGGACAACGTTTTCGACAAGCGTTACAAAAACGGCGTGTTGCTCACGCTCTCGTATCCAGCCATTAACGAAATGTCTGGGCGTCCGGTTCCTCGCGTGGCGTTGACCGACTACGACCGCATGAATGACGACGTGGAAGGAGAGGGTTCGCCTTTCGACGTAGCCCGTGCGCGTATCCGGTCATTCAAAAAAGCCGGCAAGATCATGGCCGAGTCGTCGCCCTCGCGGGATCAGCTCGACCCGCATTGGCGAAAGCCAGACATGAACAAGCATCGTGGTCCGCCGTGCGGCGGCATCGTCGGCCTCTACAACCGAGGCGACATGCAACGTTGGTACTGGCCCTGCATGCAATGCGGGATATATTTCGAAGGCAGCTTTATGCACTTGAAATGGCCTGAGTCGAAGGACATTATGGAAAGCGCCGAAGGCTGTTACATGATGTGCCCGACATGCGCTGGCGTGAATACCTTCGATCAGCGCGAGGAAATGAACGGGGAAGGCCGCTGGCTCGGGCCGCACCAATCGGTCGAGAAAGGCAAGGTCATCGGTCGGAGTATTTCCAGCGATATTGCATCGTTTTGGCTCAAGGGTCCGGCCGCGACTTTCGCGACCTGGCCATCGCTCGTGAAGAAGTTCATTGAGGCCACTCAGGATTATGAGTCGACCGGATCGCAACAGGCGCTCAAAACCACGATCAATACGGATCAAGCCGAGGTCTTCACTCCGCACGGTTTGGAGACAGTCACAACGGCCGAGGAACTAATGGGGGAAGCCGTGGAGCTACCCCGGCAGCAGGTCCCCCTCTCGGTGCGCTTCTTGCTGGCTCAAATCGACGTTCAGGGCGGTCACTGGGTCGTCCAGGTTGTCGGGATTCAGCCGTCCGAGGTAGGTTTGCATTTCGACCTGGTTTTCATTGACCGCTTCAAGATCGACAAGTCGGACCGCATCGACGAAAACGGCGATCGAAAAGATACCCGTCCATCTGCCCACCCCGAAGATTGGGACTTGATCAAGAAGTACGTCATGGACAGGCGGTATCCGCTGGAAAACGGTCTCGGCGATATGGGCATTTTCCACACCGTTTGCGATTCAGGCGGTAAAGCCGGCGTGACGACGAACGCGTATGCCTATTACAAAAAACTGAAAAGAACGGGGGACCATCGGAAGTTTATTCTGTATAAGGGCGACCCGCGTACAGAAACACCGCGCGTACATATCGAATTGCCGGATACCAATCGAAAAGACCGATTCGCACAAGCTCGCGGCGAAATCCCCATCATGTTCCTTAATTCGAACGTGTTGAAAGATCAGGCGCATCAAATGCTGATGAGAAAAGAGGTCGGCGGTAGGTGCTTTTTCCCGCAGTGGTTCCCCGAATACTTCTTCAAGGAATTAGTCGCAGAAGTACGTGGTCCTAAAGGCTGGGAAAATCCCCGCAAACTGAGAAACGAGGCGTGGGATTTACTCTATTGTTGTCTCGGTCAATGCTTGCATTTCAGAGTCGATTCGATCGTTTGGGATGCGCCGCCGCCGTGGGCAAAACCATGGCAGGAGAACTTCAACGTTTTGTTGACGACCGGAAACAAAGTTGCCAAACCCGCCGCATCGAAGCAGACTCTAGCGGAACTAGCAGCACAACTTAGTTAGAGAGGCACGGCATGGCCGACACCCTGGAACAGTTGCAAACCAAGCTGCAGCTTGCACAAGACGCCTTTTTCAAGCTCACGACGGGAGGCTTGGCGAGGGTAATGCAGGATCAGAACGGCGAGCGGATCGAGTACAGCGCGGGCAACCTCTCCGCACTCCGCAACCTGATCCTCTCGTTGCAATGGCAGATTGCGCAACTGGGCGGGCCTGCCGTGTCTCTCGGGCCAATGGGCATTATCGCATAGGGGTATTTCCATGAGTTTGAATGCGACGACGAGTGTCGAGCCCCTTGTTTCTGAAAGCAGGGGGCTCATCGTATTCGGGGGGACCGAAAAACAAGCCAATGGCGGTCTCGATGGTGCGGCCCGAATGGACCGCGAAACCTTGTTGTGGAATGCGCCGGATTTGGCTGCGGATGTAGTAGTTAATAAGGCCAAGAAAACCGCAGATGCGCGTACCCGCGATCAGGTAAACAACAACGGTTATATGAGCGGCGGCGTCGAAATCTACAAGGATTCCGTCGTTGGTTCCGAATACCGTTTGATGGCCGAACCGAATTACAAAGCATTGGGTCTCGACGAGGTATGGGCCAATGAGTTCAAGGAAGCCGCCGAAATCAAATGGCGGCTTTATGCCGAGAGCCAAGAATGCTGGGCGGACGCTTCCCGTCGAATGTCAGCGACGGAAATCATTCGCCTGAATATCGGCGTGTTCTGCGCGACGGGCGAATACCTCGTGGCATCCGAATGGTTGGACAAGGATCGCACTCGTCCGTACAAGACGGCGTTCAACACCATCGACGTTGCGCGATTGAGCAATCCGCGCGCAACCATGGACACGCGATACCTTCGTCGCGGCGTCGTCATCAACGACTTCCAGGAAGAAATCGGATACTGGATTCGCACGGCCTACGAAAACAGTCCGTACCGAGAAGACGCCGCCGCGCAGTGGAAATACATCGCCGCCCGCAAGCCTTGGGGCCGGAAGATGATGTTCCACTGCGCGGATATCCGCCGTCCGGAGCAGACGCGTGCAGTCTCGCGCATGGTCAGCGTGTTGAAAGAAATGCGGATGACCGAGAAATTCCAGGATATCGTCCTGCAAAACGCCATCACCAACGCAACGTATGCTGCGGCGATCGAGTCGGAACTGCCGCGCGATATCGTTTATGCGCAGCTCGGGGAAATGGGTTCGTCGCCCAGCGGCTCGCCGATTGGTGCGGGTCCGCTCATCGACTACATCACGTCCTTCCTCGCGGCGGCGAACGAATTCCAGGGCGGCAGCAAGAACCTCGCGCTGGATGGCGTCAAAATTCCGCATCTGCTTCCGGGCACCAAGTTGAACCTCATGCCTGCCGGCAACCCTGGCGGTGTGGGCACGAATTTCGAATCATCGTTTCTGCGGCACGTTGCGCGTGGCTTGGGCATTTCCTACGAAGAGTTCTCCGGCAATTTCGCGGAAACCAACTACTCGGGAGCCCGTGCCGCGATGGCAACGACTGAGCGGTCGATGCGTACCGTCAAGCGCATCGCGGCGGACCGCTTGGCGAGCGAGATGTACTCCAACCTCCTGGAAGAGGAAATCAATCGCAAGAATACCGATCTGCCGTTGCCCCGCGATGCGCGCAACAATTTCTACACCGGAATGAACAAGGCGGCATATACGCAATGCCGTTGGATCGGCAGCGCACGCGCGCAGCTCGACGAAGTGAAGGAGACCCAAGCGGCGGGCATGCGTATTGGTCTGGGCATCTCCACGGTCCAGGACGAGGCCAGCAAGCTCGGAAAGGACTGGCGGGAAGTCGCCCTGCAGCGCAAACGCGAATGGGACTTCAACGCGGAACTGGGCCTTCCGCAACCGGGCACGAATACTCAGCGGAAAGACTCTTTCCAGGGCAACAACAACGATCAAGGAAACGGCAATGCCAAACCAAAAAAGTGATGAGGCCGAGAAGCCGACGATGATTCATTCGCTGCGGATGACGGCTATCTCTTCGTTGAACGGTCAGCCGGTTTTCTTGAACGAGCTTTCGCACGTCGAACTGTCGGACATGCTCGCGAATATCCGTTCGGGCGCCATCGTCGGCAAGGGCGTCGAAAAGAAAACGATGGACAAGATGGCGGCGCTGTATTTCAACGCGAACGACGAAAGTCCGATCGACTACGAGCGGTCGTACCTCTTTCGCGATGGCATCGCCTATATCCCGATTCACGGCCTGTTGTTGAACCGCCTGAGTTTCAGCGGATGGGGCGTGACCGGGTACGACTATATCCAGGGCGCGTTCTCGCAAGCCATGAATGCCGGCGACGTGAAAGGCATCGTGTTCGACGTCGACACCCCTGGCGGCATGGTGCAGGGCAATTTCGAATTGTCGGAGGAAATCAAGGCCGCACGAGGCCAGAAGCCGATGATGGCCGTCGTGAACGGGCAATGCTGTTCGGGTGGCTATTCGCTGGCGTCGGCGGTCGGACAAATCTCGGCAATGCCGTCGTCCGATATCGGCAGCATCGGCGTCTACATCATGCACATCGACGCATCGAAAATGATGGAGGACTGGGGGCTGAAAGTCTCCTTCATTCGCGCCGGCAAGCGGAAGGTTGAAGGCAATCCCTACGAGCCGTTGTCGGAGGAAGCGCGCACGCACATGCAAGCGGAGGTCGATACGACCTATCAAGAGTTCACCGCTCTCGTGGCTGAAAACCGTGGCATGGATCAACAGGCAGTCATCGACACAGAAGCGGGTGTTTTTTCGGCCGAGGAAGCGAAGAGTCTCGGCCTCATCGACAACGTTGCCACGGTGCAGACCGCATTGACGACGTTCACAACCGAGCTGACCGGCTCGTCCATTACTGACGGAGATATCGACATGAGCAAAGAAGACAACGAGGCCGGCAACGCAACGGCCATCCAGGAAGCGACCCAGAAGGCGGTTACCGCCGATCGCGAGCGCCGCAAGGGCATCACCAGCAGCGAGGAAGCGGTTGGCCGCGAGAAGCTGGCCGCGCACCTGTCGGACGAGACCGACATGAGCCTGGAAGCTGCGGTTGCGGTCTTGAAGGCATCGCCGAAGGAAGTGAAGTCGGCCGAGCCTGCACCGAGCCCGAAGGCCACCACGCCGTTCGAAGTGGCCATGGTGACGTCGGGGAATCCGCAGGTCAGCTCCGAGCAGGGCAGCGACGTGGAACTGACCGGCTCCCAACGTCTGTTGGCGTCGGCACGCAAGGCGAACGTCGGTCGCATCCGCAAGCCCGCATAACCGATTTCTTTTCGTCGCGTAATTTCGGCGGACAGAGAAATTCCCGAAACCTTTTTCAAAGGACAAAATCATGAGCGACAACGATCTGAACATCGCAAGCAACCGCTCGGAATCCCTGCCGGACCCCATCGACCTTTTCGCTGGCGACGGCGATATCAACACTGCGCCGGATATCATCGCCACCTATGCCACGGGGATCATTCCGCAGTGGGCGCCGCTGACCCGTGATGCGACCAGCAAGAAGCTCAAGCCGATGACCCTGGCGACCGAATCGCTCGACGGCATCACGGTGTATGCCGTGGACGCGCGCACGGCGGACGTCAAGCAGTCGGTCTACAAGGGCGGTTACTTCAACGCCAATGCCATCAAGTGGCCGGTGGGCTTCACCGAGGCGCAAGTATTGGCCCTGGCGCATGACAAGTACCTGTTCCGCAGCATCGGGGCCTACGTCGTCCCGGCGTAAAAATCGGCGTTTTCTTTCATACAGAAAAACGCACATTGCACTCACTCTGAAAAAAAGGAATAGCCGATGGACCTCTACACCCCGACCGAACTCGCAGGCGTGATCGAAACGATCATCCCCGAGCAGACTTTCTTCCTGGACAATTTCTTCCCGGACGAAAAAACCTTCACCACCGAGGAAATCGCTTTCGATCAGATCGAGAGCCGCATCCGCATCGCGCCGTTCGTGGCGCCGAACATGCAGGGCAAGCCGCAGGTTCGCAAGGGCTACACCACGAACTTCTTCAAGCCGGCTTACGTGAAGCCGAAGAACCCGCTCTATCCGAGCATGGCGTTCCCGCGTCGTGCGGGTGAGCCGATCGGCCAGCCGCTCTCGCCGCAGGAGAAGTGGGATGCGCTGATCGCGAAGGAACTGGCTGACCAGGAAGCCGCCATTCGCCGCCGCTGGGAGTGGATGGCGATGCAGGCGACGTTGTTCGCGAAGGTCACCGTCGTCGCCGAGGACTATCCGTCGACCACCGTCGACTTCGGCCGCGATCCGACCCTGACCGTCACCCTCTCGGGTACGGCGCGCTGGGGTCAGACCGACGAAGACCCGGTAGGCGACCTGGAAACCTGGGCGGGCCAGATTCAGTCGGCAACTGGCGCCGTGGTGACTCGCGTCTACATGGCTCCCGACGTCTGGAAGGTCTTCCGCAAGAACGCGGAAGTCAAGGAGCTGATGGAGACTCGCCGTGGCTCCGTTTCCAACGGCGAACTCGGTCCGCAGAGCGACCTCACGTACAAGTACATCGCGACGGTCGGTTCGTTCGACGTCTACACGTACAGCGACAGCTACATCGACGAGAACGGCGCCAACCAGCCCATGATGCCGTCCGGTGCTGTGCTAATGGTGGCACCGAAGACGTTTGCCGGCGTTCGCGCGTTCGGCGCCATCCTGGATTCGAAGGCGGGCCTGCAGGCATTGCCGATCTTCGCCAAGATGTGGGACCAGGAAGACCCGAGCGTCACCTTCGTCATGAGCCAGTCGGCTCCGCTGATGGTTCCGCGCGATCCGAACGCATCGCTGTACGCGTCGGTGCTGTAGACGTTTAGACGGCTAGACGTTTATGCGTCTAGCCGTCTAAGTGCAAATACGTTTATCCGTTTATACGTCCAATCACCGAACAAGGAACAACTCAATGAACGACAAGGCCAAATCCACCGAATCCGCCGTGAAGGCGTTCGCCAATCACAACATCACGCGTCCTGATGGCCTGGGCGGTCGCGAGACCATCCCGGCGAAGAGCGTGTTCGATACCACCGTCGAAGAGTTGGATCGTCTGAGCAAGCTCAACGGTGCGGCTCGTGCGGCCACCGCCGAGGAAGTCGCACTGCAGGCGCAGCGTGACGCCAAGCCTGCGGACGAAGAGAGCGCCGGTCATGCCGACGTTGGCTCTTATGCGGATTACGCGTCGCTGGGACAGCGGGCGGAAGCGGGCAAGGCCGAAGATGCGGCCGAGACCGCCGATGCGAGCAAGACCGGCAAGAAGGCCGGCAAGTAACCATGTCCTGGGCCGATCAAAAGGCCAGCCTCAAGGCGGAAGTCCATGCGACTTTCGCCTTGCCGGCTTTCTACACTCGGGCCAGTGATGACCCGAGTGTGCCGCCGCTTGCGTTGACGGTGCGATACAACGCCGGCAATCGAATGATCGGCGGGCAATCGTCGAACGGGTTCGCGCAGATCATTCAGGACGTCCCGCAGCTTCGTATCGACAAGGACGATCTAATTGATTCCGTGACCCTGCTTCCGGTATTGCCGCAGCAGGACGACACGATCGAAATCCCTTCCGAAGGCGGCAAATTCCGAGTCAACAACATTCACCCCATGGATGGGAAATATCACGTCTTGGAAGTGGAGAATTTCAGTGTCGTTTGATTTCAAGTCCGCTGGCATCGACAAACTGATTTCCTCTTTTCGGGTACTTCCCGAACAGAGCGCGATCATTGCGTCGCAGGCGATCAATAAAGGCATTACGATGGGCCGTGTTGATGCGGCCCGTCGTCTGTTGACCGAGATTGCTTTTCCGGCGTCATACCTGGGTTCGCCTTCGGACCAACGCGGCCGTCTCCGGATTGCGCAGAAAGCATCGAAGAGCGACCTCAAGGCGACCATTGCAGCGCGCGTCATACCCACTTCACTGGCACGATTCGCCATCGGTAATACGAAAGGCCGGAATGTGCGGGTGAAGGTCAAAGGATCATCTTCCGGCAAATTCATTCCGGGCGCTTTCACGGTTCGGCTGCGTTCGGGTGCGTCAATTACCGAAGACAGCTACAACGTTGGTCTGGCGATTCGCGTGCCGAAGGGCCAGACACTTTCCGGCAGCCGCGCCGCGAGGCAGTTGGCGCCGAACCTGTACCTGCTTTACGGACCTTCCGTTGCACAAGCATTCAACGTAATTATCGAAAAGCAGAATTTCTCGGAACAGACCGCCGTCATCGTCCGCAATGAGTATCTTCGGCTTCTGCAATTGCGAGGGGCACAATAATGGACGGTCCGCTCAATCCCAGCCTGCGTTGCGAATTGATCCAGGCGATAGGCGCGCATCTGTCGTCGACGATCAAACGCGCAGACGGATACACCAACGACATTGGACCGGATCGCATCAAACTCGGCACGTCGTTTTTGCCCAGCGGAGAAGCGGCCCCTTACATCGTCGTCTTCGAACACATCAGCGCGGCCGGAGAGGACAGTTTCAAGGTCAAGAAAATCGGCGGCGACGAAGACCCTTGGTATGCTTACACCGTGTTATTCGACGTGAGCGGCTGGGGCCAGATCGGCACTAACAAATTCCCGGCGCTTGGCACCTACGAACTCATGGCCGACGTCAAAAAAGCCATTTCGACAATCACGCCGATGATTGCATTGGGGCAGAGGTTCAGCGGCCTCAATGTGATTCAAGTCGACAACGACCCTGGCATTATTTTGCCGCAAGCCATGGCCGAGCAAAAAACGTTAGCTCCGCAGTTTGTTGTTCAAGTGGGGGTTCAGATTGCGGAGCGCGGCTCTGACCCCTATCAACTCCACGACGATTCACCGTAACCAACGAAGGAGATATCCCTATGTCTGGCAAGAACAAGCTCTATACCATCGGTCGCGGTGAACTGAATTTCGCTCAGTCCACCGTTGCGGGCGCGGCGCCACTTGCGGCTGCGATGTTCCGTTATCTCGGCAACTCGCCGGATACCAGTTTTTCCTCGTCTCCGACCAAGCTCGATCACTATGACGCCGACCACGGCCTGAAAGTGAAGGACGATTCGGTCACCCTGCAGTTCGACCGTACCGGCAAATTCACGCTGGACTCCATGGATGTGGCGAACGTTGCCATGCAGTTCCTCGCGCATGCATCGGTCTATTCGCAGGCGGCAGCAACGGCCGTGGACGAGCCGGTGACCGCTTCTCCGGGCATGGGCTTCCAGCTCGGCACGTCGATCAATCCGATGGGCCTCAAGAACGTCAGCAACGTCACCGCCGCCAACACCGCAACGCCGGCAACCACCTATGCGGCGGGCACGGATTTCGTGGTCGATCCGGTGAGCGGCTGGGTGAAGATTCCGGACGGTTCGGTCATCGCGGCGAACACCGGCGTCACGTTCACCTTCGACGCGGCGGCGGGCACTCGTGATCAGGTCATCAGCGCATCGGACGTGACCCTGGAAGGCGCGCTGCGCTGGCGCTCGTACACCATCAAGGGTGCGAAGTACGACTACTTCATGCCCTACGTCAACATCGTCCCGGATGGCGATTTCGTGTTGAAGGGCGATACCTGGCAGCAAATGTCCTTCACCTTCGACATTCTGGACCCCAGCGACGGCCGCGCCATGCTGTATATCGACGGTCAGCCGCAGTTGGTTCCGTAAGACAAACTGAAAACAGCGTCACGGGAGAAATAAAATGAGTTTGTCGGATTTCCAAATCGAGACGGCCGCGATCATTCGCGGTTCGTCCTCGTTTTCGGTTCGCGGGTTGTCGGCGGATGACGTGCAAGCGATCCTTGCACGCGTCCGCAATTCCCTTGAATTGATTTTCAACCTGGCAGAGAAGGAGGGTATTTCTTCTCTCGGAAATGTCACGCAAGACAAGCTGCGTCGATTCCTGGTATCGGCGATCAAGGAGTTTCCGATCGTCATTGCCATGATCATCGCGCAGGCCACCGGGGAGCTGGACGAGTACGAAGTCGCCAAGAGTTTGCCGATCCAAATCCAGATCGAGGCACTGGAAAAGATCAGTGCCTTGACCTTCGGGGATGCCACGAATTTCGGTGCATTCTCGGGAAAAGTCCAGGCGGTGATTCAGATGGTGATGACGGGGCTGAATCAGAAGAAACCGCCGAAGACGAGTCTTCCGCCAACCGCTGGTATCGAGGCGTAAGGAATGATGTATCTCTCTTGCTTTCGGAGGGACACGTAAGCTGCAGACGATACCCACTATGCGTTCTGTTCGAAGAGGCCCGCATAGTGATTCGTCGAAAAAACGGGCAGATGAAAACTGCCGCCATGTTGAATATGCAGGCTCTTTTGGCGCAGCACAGCACGGAAGGCATTGAGTCTTTCCGAGAGACCTTCGAAAAACTACAAAGCTAGGAAGATAAACATGGCGATGCAGAGCAGTATCGACTTTACCATCCAGGCGAAGGACCTCACATCCAAGCCGACTCTCGATATTGTTGCTGCGTTAGAGCAACTGAATCTTGCTCAGAAAAAAGTATCCGACAGTTCGGCAGAGGCTTCTAAGTTTTCGGAGAATTTCGAAGAAGCTCAGAAGTCTCTGCTTATCGTCATGGCCGAACTCGACAAACGGCTTGCGGATTCCAGCAAATTCGAAAGGAACAAAGAACAACAGGCACAGTTGCAGAAGGCCATTGAAGGTACGAAGCGGCAGTACCGCGAACTGACCGCGCGCCTCATCGAGGCGAACGAACAGGGCAACAAGCCGCTCGCCGAAGGTGCGCGGCAGGACCTCAAAAACCTCTCGACCGAAATCGTCGCACTGGAAGGGCAATACCGCGCATTGTCTCGCGCGCAAGAATCCCTGCTTGCCAAGAATGCGTCGAAGGGAGTCAACCTCAACGATACGCTCGGCACGTCGGCATCCCTGACGGCCGCGCGTGCGCAAGCGTCGTCGACCTTCGATGCCAACGCTGCAGAAAACGCGGCCTTGTCCGCATATCAGGCCGAGGTCGCCGCTCAGGCCAAGGCCGAAGCGGCGAAACGCGCGCAACTGGAAGAGACGGCCAATTTCCAGAAGCAACTCGATTCCGCTGCGGATCGAAATGCGCGGAATGCCTACGAGCGGATGTATCTCGGGCTCCTGGAAGATCAGGATCGTTTGCTGGCGACGCAGGCCGCAGAACAAACGAAACTGACGGCTGCCGCTGCACAGCGCGCCGCCGAGGAAAAGATTGCCGCCGATCAGTTGCAGCGATATCAGGAAATCGGCACTCGTGCTCTGAGCAATTTGCAGGCAGGCCAGCAAGCGCGTGCTACGACAACCTCTTCAACCGTCGCTCCGACGTCGAGCGCGGCGTCTGCCGTGCGTTCGGCACTCGACCCTCTAGCCGAGCAGACCCGCACCCTTGCCGGCCTTGAGACGGCTCTGAGCGAGGTCCAGAAGAAAATCGAGGACGTGGGAACGTCGTCCGCCGCAACGGGCGTGAAGGTCAAAGCCCTCAAGGATATTCAAAACGAACTGGCGGTCGTCTCCAAAGGGCTCGCCACGCAAGCCGGCCTCATTGATTCGCTGAACCACCAAAACCAGGTAACGGATCAGGCGAAACAGAAACTCGCCGCTGCAGAGGCCGAAGTAACGCGTCTGGCGACGGCCATTAAAAACGCGACCGTCGTCGACGATCAATTATCCCAGTCGCTCGTCTTGGCGCAACAGCGCGTGCAGGGCGCCGCGCAGGCCGTCAATACGCAGACGATTACGTTGGACCGGATGCAGGCGGCAGCGCAAGCCGCAGGCGTCAACACGAACAAACTCAGCACCGAGGAATTGCGGTTGTCGGAAGCCGCACGGCAAGCAGGGCAAGCGCAACTGGCCGTGGCCGATGGAATGAAGCGTGCCGGCGACAGCGCCACCGGCATGGAGAAAGCCCTGTCCTTGCTCGCTGGCGGCGGCGGGCGGACAACGCTCTCGTTCTTCCAGCGGGTGCGCGGTGAAATCCTCTCGCTGACAGCGACATTCATCGGCATTCAAGGCGTAATTGGCGGCTTCGGAAAAGTCCTTGAAGCTGTCCAGATTGATCAGAGTCTTCGTGCGCAGGTTGCACAGATCACGACGTCTTCGAAGGAAGCCGCTGATGAAATGATTTTCCTGCGAGCGGAAGCGGAACGCACTGCCTATTCGATGGGGCTCGTCGGTAAGTCCTATACGATGGTTGCGCGCCAGATGCAGGAATACGGCCTCAATCAGAAAACGACGAACAAGCTCCTTGCCGATACCCTGACGACGGCGCGTTCGCTGAACTTGAGCGAGGAGCAAATCGGTCAGGTATTTCTCGCACTCGGTCAGATTTTCGATAAAGGCACGGTTCAGGCGCAAGAGCTGAAAACTCAGCTCGGTAACGCCGGCTTGGCTGGCGTGTTCCCGACACTCGCCAAAGTCATGAAGGACCAGGGCATCAATACCGTTGGCGAGCTGAAAAAGGCCATGCAAGAGGGCCTGATTCCTGCAGCGTCGATGGTTCGTTTGTTCGAACAGCTCGGTAAGAGCGGCAAGGTCGCTTTCGATCTGAACCTGGAAACCTACTCGGCCCAGATCGGCCGGTTCAAAACCCAACTCTACGACGTGGAATTGCAATTCGCGTCATCGGGTTTTCTGAAAGGCGTTACGGATGGCCTGACCGATCTGAGCAACCTGTTGAAGGAACCCGAAACGCAGGCAGCCTTGAAGTCGCTGGGCCAGTCGATCGGTTCGTTGATTACGGCCCTGGCGGATTTCGCTACGGATACGGACAAGGTTCGCGCGGCGGTTACGTTGCTGGAATTTTTCATCGCCAGCAAACTCCTCCTCTCCTTGGCGGGAGGCAGCCTCAAACTAGCCAAGTTTGCCGGCGAGTTGCGCGCCACGGCAGGAGCCGCATCGGGACTGGCCGGGGCGCTTGGCGTAGTAGCTACGGCGGGGCTTTGGGCGTCTATCATCGGCACCGGCATTGCACTGGGCGTCCTGATCGACAAGATTCCCGTCGTGCATGATCAGATGGAGAAATTGTCAAGCGCTCGATATAAGGACCTGTTCAAGACGATTTTCGATTTCGACGATTTGTCGTTCAACGGCACTCTGAATAAAATCAAGGCGCTTGAAACGGCAGTCGCGAAATTCGCGACGACGATTCCGCGTGCCATGGGTACAGCGATCGGTTACATACAGACGCAAATCGACGGCACCGCTGACGCCATTGAGGCCGCACGGAAGAAATCCGATCAGATGGGCAAGGATGCGGTCGAGCGGCAGCGCGCCATGCGTGCGGAGGAAGCGCAACGCGCGAACGTCGGCAAGGATTTCAAGGACGTCCAGGGCGGCGTCATTGCGCAGCCCACGGCCGCACAGTTGCAAGACTCGGCGGACGTCGCTGTCAAAATGACAGAGAATGCGACGGAAAAAGCCAATGACGCCGCTGAAAAGTTGAACGAGAAAGCAGCAGAAAAAGAACTCCGCACACAGAAAGACTTTTTGGCCCTGTATCAGAAACAACAGGAAGGGACCTATAAGGCACTTGCGGAAGCTCGCGATGCGCTGAACAAACAACCGATGACGCCTGAAATCCTGGCGGCACTGAAAGACAATGCCGAGAAAAAGGTTGCGCTCGATAAGGCGGTCCAAGCACGCGCGGATGCGGATTTCCAGAAGGTCGCGCAGCAGGAAGGCAACAAGCACCAAAGCGCCGTCGAGACGTTCGAAGGCCAGCGGCTTTCCGCGCATGAGCGCACCTTGCAGCAGCTCTTGGCGGCGGATACCGAGTACAACCGCCTGACCGAGATTGCGGACAGGGATAGCCTGAAAAAGCGGCTGGATACCGTCAAGTCGGAAATCGACCAAGAGCGGCAGTTGCTGCAAAAGTCGATCGACAAAAACAATGAACTCATCTCCAAAGGGCAGGGGCTCGGGCAGGACGTGTCGGTTCTGCAGTCCGACAACGCGGCACTCGTGTCGAAACAGAAACGTCTCGACCTGGAAGAAAAAATCGCCATGATGTTGGCGACCCAGAAATTCGATCTGGACCAGCAAGACAAGGCCGAAGACAGGATTCAAGCCAAGCTGCAATTGCGGGCGGCTCTCCTTGCCAATATCAAGGAGGCTCAGAAGGCCGGCACCATTTCTCCGGAGGATGCCCGTAGGCAGACAAACGACGTCAACACCAGCACCTTGGACGGTCCCGAGGGCATTGATCAGTCGATCGACAAACTGATTGCCAGCAAGCAGGCGTTCATCGAAATACAGATCGCGGCGGGCACCGCCACCGAGGGAATGACAACCAGGCTTGAGCTTGAAATCGCTCAGTTGAAGAACCTGAAAGCCGTCACGGATGCCGCGCGTCCGAGCATTAGCGATCTGCAGAAGGAAATTGCCAATGTCGTCAGCGGAGACGTGTCGAAGGGCGTAGGTGACATTGCTGCTCAAATCGCCTCAGCCGGCAAGGGAATGGAATCTTGGGGGGACGCGGCGAAGGCTACCGGCGACATTATTCTCAATACTATCGCGGATATCCTGACGTCGATTGCGGAATACATCGTAAAGCAGACGATCCTCAATGCTCTGCAGAAGTCGCAGGGATCAGGCGGAGGCGGCGGAGGCAGCAGTGCAGGCGGAATCTGGGGTTCGATTTTCTCCGGCATCATGAACTATGTCACGAAGAGCCATACGGGCGGCATCGTCGGTACGGGCAACAATATGTCGTCTCCGATCAGCCCGCTCGCCTTTATTGGAGCGCCACGCATGCATTCCGGCGGCATTCCCGGTTTGAAGTCGGACGAATATGCAACGGTACTGCAGAAAAACGAGGAAGTGCTTGCAGCGAATAACCCACGCAACATTCTCAATGGCGGCGGCAAGTCGAACTCCACGCAAGTCGGTGCGCCGGGTGCGGGTACGGACGTGCATTTCCATGCCGACGCATCGAGTTTCTTCAATGCCGGGTTGAATAGCCGGCAAGGCCGCAATCAGATGTTTGCTTATTTCAGCGCGAATAAAAGCGCACTATCCAAAATTCTCGCATCGTAGGAATTGTCATGGCATATGAAGTTGGGTTTGTCGACAACACGGGCAGCGAGGGAGTCGCCCATTGTCAGATGCTCCTCAAGATCAAAACGTTCGCCGAAGCCAACGGCTGGACGACGTTGCGCTATTTGAACCCTGCGCCGGTATCAGGCGCAACGGGTACGCGCGAATTGATCATGAAGGGGACCGGCCTGAGTGGCACGGAAGAAATCTATATCGGGTTTCGGTCGTACCAAGACACGGGCGCGGATTACTACAATTTGTCGGTTGCCGGGTTCATCGGGTACGTCGCTGGTAATACTTTTATTACGCAACCTGGGTATATCGAGTCCGGCGTTCCCGCGCATAACCAACGAGTGGACTACTGGCTTGTCGTCAATGCGCAATGCATCAAATTCGGCTTGAAGGTCTCTGCGGGCTCCTACCAGGGCGCCTATACGGGCCTTTTCTTCCGTTACGGAACACCATCGCAATATCCCTATCCCTTGGCGGTCATAGGCATGTTGAACGGAGTTCCGGGAACCCGCTATTCGGATACGGCCTATAGTACGGGCTTCAAAGGCTCCCCGTCTGTTTGCTGCCGCATCCGAGACGTACTCGGCCAGTGGCAGACGGCATTTAGCTCACCGTGGAATGCGGGTACGAGTAATGTCGGCAACAGCCGCGACACCGGAGGGTATTATCCCGCTAAGAAATGTATTTTGTATAACGCGAATAATACTTGGGGAGAGCTTGACGGCATACGGTTCATTTCAGGTTTCAACCAACTCGTGGAGAACACAACCGTCATCGACGGAAAAACGAATGTCGTGCTTCGCGATGTGACGCGAACCGGGTTCATGGATTACTTCTTGTTGGAGCTGAACTAATGCCTTCCGGAACTGCAAACTCCTACGCCGATCTTCAAACAGCTCTGCAGGCAGCCTGCACGGCAGCCGGCTACGCACTGAACGGGAATGTGCTTAGCAAGGGCACTTTATTCGTCGAAGTGGCCGTTCAAGCCTATGGGCTATCGGTGCATGCCGGTACAGGTCAGACGGCTGGCGCGCTGACCGGACGAAGCAATTACCAGTTGTCATATTTGGGGATAACGATTCAGACAACTTCGCCGACAGTCAGTCATCCTATTGTGTTTCCGGTTAGTTACGATATTTATATCGGGACGGCGCCCGATGAAGTATATCTGTTCATAAATTACGAAGTGAATTGCTACCAGTACATCGGGTTCGGCCAATCCAATATGCCGGGACTTGGCGGAACAGGTAATTGGTACGTCGGAACGGCTTGTCAGAATACCACGGGTTCAAGTTGGGATTTCAGAACACTCGGCGGCGGTGGCGCGAACGGGTCACTTTTTAACTGCGGCATGTTCGATGGTCTTGCCGGATTCGGTGCCGCCAATGGCGGCGTCCATAGCTTCCTTGAAGGACCAACCCAACAGTGGTCGCCGAATTATTCCTTCCCAGATCGGTGGCCGGTTATCAGTAATTCACCAAATGCGTGGAACGGAGAATCCGTGCTGCATCCGATTCAGGTCTATACATCACGCACAGGCGGAACTTGCTCCGTGGTTGCGCAGTTGGCACATGCACGTTGGATCATGATCGACAACCTCGTGGACGGTCAGATTCTCACCTTTGGTCCTGACAAGTGGAAGGTCTATCCGTTGTGGCGTCGAAGCGCCCGAAAAGTGAACATGTCGCCCATTCCGTCAGACGGCGGAACGGGAACTTTGGGTCACGCTATCCGCTACGACGGTCCATAGCCCGTGGCCGTCATTCTCGGGACTAACGGTTCTTCCGGCCTTGCCGGATATGTCAATCCCTACGTGTCGATTGCGATGCGTAGCTTCGGCGTGGATTATTGGCCTCCATATTCCGTCGATGAGGGATTTTCGTCTGCGGGGGCCATGTCGCGGGTCGAGCCCGTCGTTATTCCGAAAGTCATCGGGAGCTACAAGAACAACAGCTACCTGGAAGATTTCTATTTCCGTATTTACATCATCCCGACGTCCCTGGATATCGGCAACCTCCTGTCGTCGCAGACTCGGGAATTCGAAGTCTGGAATGCTTACTTGACGCCGTTGCATGTCGACAGCATCGAACAGGTCGCCGCCGATGGCATAACCCTGGTTCCCCCGACCGGAACGGGCGAACCGCCGCTGGATATGGCGCCGACCCAATCGCTGATCTATTCGGTCAACATCGACATTGCCGGTCCGCCGTCAATCGACGCGAAACTGATATGGCATTCGTCGGCTCCCGATGCCGCGCTGACCATTACAGGTTCGCGCGTTGTCGTATTCCCGTTCGTACCGAATTGGGCTATCGGCATCGACGAGACTATCGCCGCTCGGAGTTTCCTGTTGCGCGGCGCCAACGGCGATGAACAGTCGATCGACGGTCGCGACCGTTTTCGGCGGTCGTACCAGGTCCCCTATTCCCTGACCGGCGTCGACGCGCAGCGGTTCAGCAATTTGGTGTTCTCGTGGCAAGGCCGGTTCTTCGGGCTTCCGTTGTGGCCTGAAATCGGCTACCTGACCGCGCCTGCCGCCGCAGGAACGTCTCGGCTGACCTTGCCGACACTAGGACGCACCTTCGTTGCCGGTGGCCTCCTGATGCTTTACAGGGGCAAGGACACGGTAAATACCGAAACCAGGGATATTCTGAGCGCGGATGCCACGGGGATTACGCTGAAACTGCCGCTGTCGCAAACCTGGGAGACGGGTACGCGCGTCGTCCCCCTGGCTGTGTCGATGATCGGCCAGCAAGTGCTAGTAAATCAGTTGACCCCGCGAGCCATTGCTGCCGGCGTGCAATTCGATTGCGTGCCGGATCAGACTGACCCCCTGACGCCGGATATTGCGCCGACCGATATATATCGTGGGTACGAGCTGTATCGCGGAAAAACCAATTGGCGGGAAGCGATGCAGGTTTCCTACACGTCGGACGCCATTATTCGCGATCAGAACACCAACGTATTTGACCTGGTAGTGCAGTCCGGATATTCCGGTCGCGGCCGGAGCCACGATTGGTTCATGAAGACCCTCGCGGACGTCCTCGCCTTCCGCGCCTGGCTGAAACGGCGCAAGGGAAAAACGTTCGGGGTATGGATGCATTCGGCGATCGACGATTTCGATATGGTCACGGTCACAGGTTCGGCCACGGCCGTCGTTACGGTCAAGACCAACGGTTACGCCGTCTTCGCGAATCAGCATCCCGCACGCCGGGACATTTACATCGAGACGTACAACGGTGCCTGGTACGCACGGCGTATCACGGGCGCTGCCGACAGTTCGGACGGTACGACGCAATTGATAATCGACGCGCCGCTTGGCGTTACCGTGAATCCAGAAGACGTTCGCCGGTTTTGTTTCCTGTCGTTCTACCGGCTATCCGCTGACGAGAATTCGATCCACTGGTACGCTCCGGGTAAAGCCGAAGCGACAACCGGACTACTGCCCACGAAGAGCCTGTCATGACGACTGCCGATATTCTGATGAGCCCCGATTTGCGGGCACCGCGCTTTCTCCTGGAATTCCAACAGGGACCCGATTACTACCGATACAGCAACGGAGAGGATTACTACCTCGGCAGCACGTTCTACAAAGCGGCCAATTTCTCGATTGCGAAAATGCGCCGCTCCGTGGAAGAAGGTCCGAGTTCTGCCGATATCCGGATGCCGTCTGATGATCCGGTCATTCGGATTTTCGATGCGTTCCTGCCGGTAGAGCCCGTCATCTGCACTATCCGAAGCGTCGAGCTTAATGACACCAGCGGCATCGCTCGCGTGCATCGTTCCGGCGCCGTGGTAGGCGTCAACGATGACGACGCCGGCATGTCGACGATTCGGGTGATGCCCTACTCCGTGGCCGTCGCCCGGAATGCCCCGTGGCAGATGCAACAATCAACCTGCGTGCTGGGGCTGTACGGCATCCATTGTGGCGTCAATCCCGAGCTGTTCAAAACAACGTCGATCGGC